CGCGTGCCGAGTATCGGTGGTATGGATATTGGCGAGTTCATTGACGATTACGACAGGTCGATATGCGCGGCGAGCGAGAGGTTACGTCAAGCGTTTATACGCAAGCATGAGATGTTCCAAGAATTTTACAACCAACTAGACAGCAAAAATGAGGAGAATGATGATGAATAATATACAAGCCCCAAGCCTAGCATCGAGCGCGATGCTCACTGAGTTGAATATCAGTGTGTGGACAGGTCGCAAGAAAGACCGCAAAGAATCACGCGAGGTAGCCAAGTTCAATGACGCAGAGCTTGGCGTGGTGTCAGTCAATAAGATGTTACTGGGTGATTGCGACAAGCTGAAAGCGATCAACGAATTGCGTGGCAAGATACGCAACCATATACACTACCCGATGACCATGCCTTGGTCTGACAGTGGGTTGAGGTTGTTGCCGACCGCATCGTACTTTGAATACAACACGCAGATGAGTGAGGCTATCGAAGCGTTTTACCGACTGGTCGATGAGTTCATTGACAACTACGACTTTGCGGTGACTCGAGCCAAAGCGCAACTGGGTGATTTGTTTGTGCGTGATGACTATCCAACGTCTGAGCAGATACGCAACAAGTTCGGTGTCAGTGTCAATTATACACCGCTACCCGATGCAGGTGATTTTCGTGTTGACGTAGGCAACGAGGCAAGCGAGCAACTCAAAGCCGATTACGACAAGTTCTATGGTGAGCAACTGAGCAAGGCGATGGGTGATGTGTGGAAACGTATGCATACAGCATTGTCCAACATGAGCGACAAGCTAACCGACAGCAACGGTAAGAAGCAGGTGTTCCGCGATACGCTAGTCAGTAACGCGTTATCAATGGTCGATTTACTGAGTACGTGCAACGTGACAGGTGATAGCCAGATGGAAGCGATGCGCCTCAAGCTAGATGGTGCATTGCGTGGCATTACGCCCGAGGGGTTACGTGATGACGAGTTCTTGCGTGCCGAAACAAAATCCAAGGTAGATGACATACTCAAGTCATTGCCATCACTGGATATGTAACATGGAAGCTAGTGTAAACAACATGGAGCGGTGGCGTGGCGACACGCTGTATCGCGTTAACGACAAGGGTGTGCGAGTGATACTTCGCAAGCGCACTAAACACTTACCAAAAAGTCTGTCCAACACTGTTGTACAGAGAGGAACAAAACTATGAATAATTTATATGCAAGCAACATCAATGAGATTGTCGATCTTATTCTACACGTGGGCGACAAGCGCACCATACTGATCGAGGGTGACATGGGTATCGGTAAGTCATCAATACTCAAGATACTAGCCAAGCGACTGCCCGACCACATACCTACGTACTTCGACTGTACCACCAAGGATCTGGGCGACTTGTACATACCCGACCTAGATCGTGGGCGTGGTTGTGTTACGTTCCTACCCAATGAGGATTTCGGTATTCATCTGGGCAAGCCTGTCATCATCATGTATGACGAGTGGGGCAAAGCCAACCCATCAGTCAAGAATGGTACGCTCAAGGGTATGACTGAGTTCATCATCGGTAACACACCACTGCCCGAGGGTAGCATACAGATTGCAACCACCAACCTAGGTGCTGAGGGTATCGGTGACTTGTTACCACCACATGCACGCAATCGCATCATCACAGTCCGTATGCGCAAGCCAACAGCCGAGGAGTGGTTGACTGACTATGCCATCAACAACAACTGCCACCCATCAGTCATGGGATTTGTGCGTGAGTTCCCACAGGTGTTTCAGTCATTCACCGAAGTACCCAACCCCGACGACAACCCACACATCTTTCACCCCAAGCGTCAAGCCAATGCATGTTGTACACCGCGTTCATTGATGACTGTCTCTGACACGTTACACCAACGTGAGCATCTGACTGACAACATGCTTACCAATGCGTTGATTGGTACTATCGGTGAACGTAGTGCGCTCGATCTCATGGCGTTTGTAAAACTAGCCGACAAGCTACCAACACTTGAGTCCATCAAGACCGATCCGAGTAACGCGTTAGTACCCGACAGTGCCAGTGCAGTGTGTATGGTTGTGTATCGTGCACTATCAACTATCGAGAAAGACTGGGTTGATGCGTGGCTCACATACATGAAGCGGTTGAATGCCGAGGCACAGGGTATGTTCGCAATGGGTGTCAAGCCCTCAAGCTATGCCAAGCGGTCAATGGTGATGCAGAACAAGCAGTTCACCAAGTGGGCAATCGACAACAACTATATGTTTGCAAGTGATAAGGAGTAAATTATGTTAGCAATAGCAAGTAATCTTACAGCCGAACAACGGCTTAACAAAGCCATCGTTGCCATCATGGGACACCCAAGATACCTAGCCTTGGCAGGTGTGTTGATGGTCGGTGAGCGTGGCGTGCGCGATGACATACCGACAGCTTGCACCAATGGTCGTGATGAGTATTATGGTCGTGGGTTCATTGAGGGTATCAATGACAAGCAACTACGTTTTGTTGCATTGCATGAGTGTAAGCACAAAATGTACAAACATCTTACTACGTGGCGACACCTATACGACAAGTGTCCAATGACAGCCAACAGAGCATGTGACTACGTCATCAACTTACAGATACTTGATGAGAATGACGATGGTTTTGTCGAGGGTATCGAGGGTATGTGCTACGACGAGAAGTATCGTGGTTGGGACAGCCAACGTGTGTTTGATGACTTATACAAACAACAGCAACAACAGCCCGACAACGGCAACCCAACAGGCAGTAACGAGTCAGGTGGTGAGGGTACACAACCCCGCTCATCGCAACAACCATTCGACGAACACGACTGGGAAGGTGCGCAAGAGATGAGTGACGAGGAGCAAGGTCAACTTGCCAAGGACATTGACGATGCTATACGTCAGGGTGCTATCACCGCAGGTAAGATGGGTACAGGTGGTGAGCGTATGGTCTCTGACTTACTCGAGCCACAGGTTGATTGGCGTGACGTATTGCGTGAGTTCATCACTGACACGTGCAGAGGTAATGACTACTCTACATACAGTCGCCCCAATCGCAGGTCAATGCATACAGGCATTTACTTTCCTACAGGTATTACCGAGCAGGTCGAGGAGTTGGTGTTGGCTATTGATACGTCAGGGTCTATCGAACAGCGTGAGTTGTCAGTGTTCCTATCTGAGATCAAGTGTATATCCGATACAGTCAAGCCCAAGTGCGTGCGTGTTATATACTGGGACACCGAGGTGTGTGCCGAAGAGGTTTACAGTGTAGATGAGTTGGACACACTGACACAATCAACCAAGCCCAAAGGTGGTGGGGGTACTGATGTACGCTGTGTAACAAGTTACATGGCTAAGAACAACATCACCCCGCAAGCAACAATCATACTGACTGATGGTTATCTGTGGGGCAGTTGGGGTTCGTGGGATTGTCCAACACTGTGGTGCATTCTCGACAACAAAGGTGCGACAGCTAACTGTGGCAAAACAATTCACATCAATTCAGGAGATATGTAATGAAGAAGCATAGAGTAGTTATGAGTGAAACAATAGTATACAGCTATGACGTTGAAGCTGAGAATGAAGAAGAAGCTAGAGACGTAATCTATTCGGGCGACTATGACTTAGATACATACAAAGTGTATGACTCGTTTAACATTCAAATAGATGACGTTATGGAGATCAAAGATGAGTGAGTCATTCAAGATGGGCATGGAAGCCGTACACAGACGCATGGAGTGGGACAAAGCAGTCCAAGAAGTAGAGCGAGCAGTGAGGTTTCGGTTAGATGCTATGGCAACACGCTATGACAAGTCAACCGAAGAAGATAGAGAACGTCTTGCACAAGCATGGGCAAGAATACTACAAGGCTAAATAACCTGTCCAACACTGTTGGACAACAATGAGGAAACTACTATGGCAGTATATCATTATCATCTTAACTCGTTTCACGATGTAGCTAAACACTACGACAGCATCAAACCAATCAGGGGTACAGACATACGACCCCTCGGTGATCGTGCGCGTAAGTGGGAGCATATCGTCAAGGTAAATCGTAACAAGTACATACTTACTAATGTGTTACCCGAAGATGACCCCAAGTGGATATACCAAGAAAACTACAAGGGCATGGTTGATCGTGCGCCTGTTACGTGGACACGCGACCCTCGCACTGGTATCACGAAACTCCGCATTCGCAACGGCAGTGGCACACACGCACACACTATGTTGTACTCATTCTTGTACAGGGCGTTACCATACTCTATGGATTTCTATGTTGATCATGGCAAGCAGTTCGTTAGAGCCAACAACGAGAATGGTGTATTCCAAACACACTTCTTGCCCAAGAGTACGTGGGTACACAAAACGTATTATGACACGTGGAAGCATGACAAAGACAAATACTACTGGGCGGCTGACCAAACATTCACTAGTCGTGACGACAAGGTATACCTTGAGTTCGAGCATACGGAGTGGGATTGCTACCATACAGGTAACAAAGGTACTAAGTTTGTTGTAGTGCATGGGCAACACAAAGAACCTGTAACACGTTATCGCATTGACAAGAAAGCCAAGCGTAAGTACGGACAGGCTTGCAAAGACCTTGTCGAGTGGGCATGGACAATGAAAGACTTACTCATTGACTCGTACCAAAACGACTGGCAAGTGCGACAGCAAGTGCGTGACCAAGCAGGTGAGTGCCTCAACAGCAACTCCGAGTTCCGTAACATGTTACTCGATGAAGATGACGAGAGACGTACGCCTGTTGTTGCGTGGGTACTGGGACAAATGTCCACATACGACTGGCACGCGTCACGAACGTCAGTAACCGATGACCCACAGAAGTTCCGCAGACAGTTCAACAACCAAGTGAACGAGTTAGCAGGGTTCAAGACCAAACACAGAGAATTCATTGAAAAGGATAGATCAGTATGAGCAATAACATATACAGAGACCACAAAGGTAACAGAAGAGACGTATTACTAGTAGATGCTATGATGAAAGCGGAAGCAAGATACCCTCACAAACCTGAGAAGTACACGAATGCTAACAATCCGAAGTGGAATGAGTTTATTAAGTTAGCAACCGCACACTTACCAAAAGACGTTAAGTTCTCTTTCTACATGGATAATATGAGGTGTAGGGTGTACCTACCTAATGACTTCATGGAGTTGGGCGAGGTGATGATGAATGAACAAACAGACGATAGTGGTGATTTAGAATGGATTTATCATGTGACTAGTCATCACATAGAAAACAGGAGATACTGCCCTTGGAATAGTCCTTGGGATTTCCGTACTCGAAGTACCAAGTCGTTAGACAAAGCGGTAAAGAATGCACGTACAGCGTTGCGACCTAACTCATTAACAGATGTAGCTAGAGTGACCATTGAAAGCATCAAGGAGTGTTACAACAGTCTACGTGGAAAGGCAGGTAGCCACTTCCAAGATGCCACACGTAAACTTGGGTTTGAGAGATTTCGTATTGACGAACCACTACCCCCTGTACTTAATGACATAGTGCGCCAGACTGACATGGGATTGATGCGTCTGAGTGATAAGTCCAATGACTTACTGACTAAGTGGCACAAGGCTAGAGACGCACACCAACGTGTAGAGGAGTTCCAGTATGCTACGTTGTGTTGGGTGCATACCAACCATGTGGGCGATCAAGTCGTAGAAACACACAAGGTGCGTGTAGGCAGTGGCTCATTAATGGAAGACAAGGGCAAGGGGCTTACTTCATACGACACAGATTTCTGCACGCGCAATAAACAGGTATACTGTAACAACGTACCAGAAGATATACAACATAAGGTAAGTGTACTTAGTATGTTAGATGATGGGGAATTCGTAGATGAAGTTGGATATAAGTATACAGATAGTGTATATTATATATTCGATGAGGAGTAAGTTATGGCGATGACCCCAGAGGCTAAGGTTAAGAAGAAGTGTGTTGCCTATTTAAAGAGTATTGGTGCATACTACTTCTTTCCCGCGACAGGTGGTTACGGCAAGAGTGGTGTGCCTGATATTGTTGGGTGCTACAAAGGTAAATTCTTTGGCATCGAATGCAAGGCAGGGACAAACAAGCCGACCGAGTTGCAAAAACACCAATTAAAACTCATAGCTGATGCAGGTGGCATTGCTATGGTAATCAATGAAAACACATTACACAGTATGGAGTATCTATTAAATGACTGAGTTAGTCTCAAACCCCGTAGTAAAAGCTGAACTTGAACCCATTGACATTGCAATACGCAAAGAGCGTAAGCGTGTGTGGGATTTAGAAGATGAGACTGGCGAAGAAATACATTCTAACTGGCTAGAGTATCTTAATCGTGCTAAAGCGCGTGGCGTACAGCACATTGTATTAAACTTTTGAGGAGAGATGATATGGAAGATTTTAAAATAGATAAAGAAGACACCTTTACCGTGCGCGATGTGGCGGCAGTGCACAAGTTAGCAGAAAAAATATACGTGGCGGGTTTTGCAAACTCCGATGACAATGGTTACGTTTCAGCAAGCGATGCGTGGGATTATGCTGTTGGGTTTCACTCAAACGCCCTAGCAATGTGGCAGTTATATGATTTGCCTACAGATGAGCAAGGAAACTTTATAGTGGGGGAGAAAGAAAATGGTTGATGCAACCCCTGAAGATTGGGATCAATTAAGAGAGAAGCACCCTGAACTTATTAAGAAGTATGAAAACTTTTTAGCCGAGGTGGGTGACGATCCAGTCAACAACCCGAACCATTACAATACAGGTGGAGTAGAATGTATTGAGGGTATCGAGTCTAGTATGAGTCCTAACGCGTTTCTAGGTTATCTCAAGGGTAACTGTATGAAATATATGTGGCGTTATGAGTACAAGGGTAAACCCCTTGAGGATTTAGAAAAGGCTCAATGGTATCTCAATCTGCTAATAGAACGGATCAAGTGATGGATCTGATTACGTTAGATTTTGAGACGTACTACGACAAAGACTTTTCGCTACGCAAAGTTACTACGGAAGCCTACATTCGTGATCCTCGCTTTGAGGTTATCGGTGTAGGTGTTAAAGTAAACAATAACGAAACGGAGTGGGCTAGTGGAACACATGAACAAATCAAAACTTACTTGCATACTTTCGATTGGGCAAACAGTATTCTTCTCTGTCACAACACTATGTTTGACGGTGCTATTCTATCTTGGATATTCGATGTACGTCCTCGCGTCCTTGCTGATACTCTTTGCATGGCTCGCGCACTACATGGTGTCGAAGTTGGTGGATCTCTGCATGTACTTAGCAAGCGTTATAATCTCGGCACTAAAGGGACAGAAGTATTAGATGCCATCGGCAAGCATAGGGTAGACTTCACACCAGAACAGCTTAGCAGGTATGGAGACTATTGTGTTAACGACGTAGAGTTGACATACAAACTCTTTAGTAAAATGGTAAAAGGGTTTCCCAAACAAGAACTACGCATCATTGACATGACTTTGCGCATGTTCACCGAACCAATGCTAGACCTAGACATTGGGTTACTTCAACAACACTTAGAAAATACCATCAAGATAAAAGAAGATCTGATTACATCTAGTGGTGTAACGCGTGAAGATCTTATGAGCAACAACAAGTTTGCCGAATTACTGGTATCAATGGGCG